GACGGCATAAACCCAACCAAATTGCTCATACTGTATCCAGATGGTGGATAGGCGTACACATAATTTTTACTATAATCATCGTACTTTTGGCCGCCAGCTGGAGAACTTACCGATTGTGTTCCTGTTGTAATTTTTATTTTAGGGATAGTTAATGCGATTTGTTCTAAATCATTTATTCTTTCTATTAATGCATCAACCGTGGTTTTATCTTCTTTTGAGTCCAAAGCTTCAGGAACTTCGTTCATTGGCAAGGGGCGTTTAAAATCCGCCCAATTATAATTTGTAGTTGATACCCCAAAGGTGGCGTAACGGGTATAATGTACCTCATTAGTTCTACCATTTTCAAATTCCTTACTTTGGGCTTCCTGTACGATAATAACAGTATCCTGTACTACTCCTGAGCGAAACTCCAATACTTCTCCATTGATATAAACTAAGCCATCCGAAACGGATGAGCCTAGCGGCTCACAACCTTTTATAATAGATAAATCTCCCGCCAATTGTCCCAGTCCATTAAACAACTTGTAAGCCGTTTGCATCTGATCAAGCGTGTTGACATCCATTGGGAAACCTCCCGCTTGTATAAAGTTTAAAATATTCATATTGCTTCTATTTTGTATCTTTTTCCACCCGGTTTATAAAACTCAATTTGGGCTTTTAGTTCATAAGGCAACTCGTTTATCGTTTTTTTTGGGGCATAAACTATAAAGTCCACTCCAGTATCGGCATAATCAGAATTTTGGAATAAAAACATTTTTCCTAAATACTTCAGTTTGTTTTCTCCAGTTGTATAGAGATATTGCCATTCGAATCGGTTACCATCGCCTATATAAATTCTTCTTTCAGATCTATCATTCAAGGCCTTTCTTAGCTTGCATATTTGCCCGTTGTGCTGTACTTTGTACAGGTTACGCTCTCTAATAAGACTCCAATCGTCGTACAGCGTTCCTATCGGAGCCAGGAGCGATTGTACATAGCCTACTAGTATTGGTTTTCGCAAAAAAGTGGGGAGTAGCAATACCGCTAGCCTATCATAATCTATTTTATACCACATAGCTCACATTGTCAAAATTTACCACTTCATAGTACCCGCTCACGGCTATTGATTTCACATTTATAGGTTGTGGCGTTCCGTAGCCGTTAACTACTGGGTCAATCCAACTCGAGTCCGCACTAACCACGTGAGGAATTCTAACACCTTCTACCTTTTGAAGCGCTTCTACCAAATGTGCCAGGACTAACTCCCCGTTAAAGGGCAATTGCTTCATATAGGCACGAATGGCGTCCTCAACTGGCTTCCCTCCGTACAAAATCGAGTTACCAGTTGCATCAATCAATAAGGGGTCACGGTATATTTTAAGATTCAAGTACAGTCTATCTGGTAAATAGTTGATGACCGTAACCTTAACGCCTGCATAGCGTACTTCATCTATGTAATTATTAAAAGCCAAAAGTTGGTCAGCAGTAATAGGTGCAAGAATCTTGTTTGTTTCCCCCGCTATTTTTATAATAACCCGGCTATCTTCTGAGCCTTCCTCAACGGCGGCATATTTTACTATTTTGCTTGCCTCTATTTGCTCAGTAGTGGCGGTTCCGTTGTTAAAGGTGTCACTATCGCTCAAAAGGTCAAAACCAAATTGAAAAGCTAGTGCCATAGTTCTATACCAAGGAAGTGTCCCGCTTTTTTGTTCCAATAATTCGGTTTGAAGTTCTTTTTTATGAATGTCAAAAAGACTTTCCAACGTCCAAATTCCAAAAGAAACGGCAAAAACAATCAAGCGGTAGATGGCCACTTTACTTTGTGAAGTCAACCCCGCTAAGTTTTCGTTAACCGTGATGCTTGCAAATATTTCGTTCTGTATTTCCGTAATTGTTCTTGCCATTTTATCCAATCGTAAAATTTGTTTCTATAATCATGCCCCCAATGCCCAGAGTGGGGAATAACTCATTATCATTTAAAGCCGTGGCTACCATTTGGCTTTTCCCTTTAAAATAATTGGCAACATCTGCATTTCTATATCTAGAGCTAGGTGCGTTTAATTTTTGTCCAGAATCCACCATATCTGTAATTGAAATACCGTTCGCTAAAGCCCATTCAAAAGCCGCTAAAATATTTCCATCTTCCTGAATGGCGATGTCTAATAATGATTGATTAGATACTGCAGTAATCACGGATGCTCCTTTTTATATTTATTAAATTCTCTAACTTTATCATCGTACATCTTCTTGTACAAAACCACTTGTTTGCGCAAAAGCTCTAATTCCTGATGCAAAAGTTTTTCCTTACTGTCAAAAAGTTTTTCGATGTTTTCGCACCTACCTTCAATGTCCTTATACTTTTGTTCATATCGGTGGCTCAAATCATCGAGGGCATTTTTATACAACTCTACTACTTTAGTTCCGTTGTCAATTTCATTACCAGTTGCTTCCGCATTTAGTTTTTTTCTAGTAAAAAACCATCCGAAAAAGCCACCTATTCCGCCCGTTGCAGATAACATTAGTATTTGATTAATTAATTCGGTCATTATCTATTCTTTATATTGATTAACTTTTTAATGTCTTCGTAATTTTTGTTATCGCGCTTTAAAAACAATCGAACTCTCTCCTCAAACTCCTGACTATTTGATACGCCTTTTACAAGTTGAACCAAATTTGGGGCTAACACAGGATCGCTCTTTAGTTCTCCAGAGTTCAACCTTAAAATAATTCCAACTTCTTGAATAATACTTTCGCCAATAACAAAGTCACCATTAACAATGCTTAGATCATCGTTATCATCAAGTAGTATGTCGTTTTCATAGTTCATTATTGTAAGTTTCCGTTAAACGTTCCGCTAACTGGTCCATTGGGGGCTGTTAACCCATTTGTATAAACAATTTTTGCCTCTTTTATATAGTCATCAAAGGCGTTGGCTATTTCTTCAGCTACTTGCTCAACGTTACTTTCCGTATTAGGTTGAGAAAATATCTCAATTAGCTTATTCTTTAATGTTACTTTATTTAATGGCATTTTCTATTCAATTAAAATGTTATTTAAACGGTCTTTAATTTGGTTAGTTTCATTGGCTATTTGAACTAAAACGGGAACGTTTGGAGATACTCCAATACTCACGACAATTTTTTGAACTTCTTTGTTCAGTTTGTTTTTTTGCTCAAACAAATCATTAAAAACTTCCTTCAAGCTCTCTCCAGCTTGTTTGACAATAAAACCCTCCTCCTTAATTATAAATTCGCTTTGACCACTTTTGAAAACAATTTCTTCAACTTCATCACACTCTATCAAAAAAGCGTCAGCAATGTTGTTATTTATGATTCCTATCAGGCACTTTGTTTTAACTTTTGGTTTTTTATAAACAGATCCAACTCCTAGATTCACATCAAAAAAATCCAAGTCATCAACTAAACCCGTTGCAATCATTGTTTTCTTTTCCCAGTCAACGGACTTCACGTTGCACCAGTGCGTTTGAACATCAATTAGTTCTTTTGTTCTTTCATTGAGAACCTTACCAAGCTCCGTTATGTTATCTCCTCTTTTCATCTCATTGGTTTACATTTTCATCGGTATTCGATGGAACGATGTTTCAACTTGTTTTTTGATCTAATTTTATAACCTGACGAATGCCTTCCCTGTTAAATGTTTTTGTAACTCCTTCTATATAATAAACTCCATTCCTGTCATTGTAGAGCGAACTCGTTAAATCTGCTTTTTGTCCGTGCTTTACAGATGGGATACCGAATGCGATATATGAGCCATCAAATCGGTCTTGCTTACTTTTTTCGTAGTCTAGTTTTACCAATATCTCAAGTTCACTTTTTGTTTTATTGTAATGCGTAAGTTGTCTTGTTTGGCCGTCTTTATCTCCAAACTCAACTTCAATTTTTGTCCCATTGGATAAAGTCGAAACTCCTTTGATTAGGATTTGAATATCATCTTTGCGAACGTAATTCAAAGAACTACTTACACAGTTTCTCTCTAAATTGAATTTAACTTTTACCTCACTACTGTCGTCAGCATAATACTTTCCACATACAAGAAGAGGAGAACCGTTGACGGTTTTAAAATAGGTATTCAATTTCCACGGATCTTGTTGCAATTTTTCTAAAACTGCGGCAACCGTAGTTTTAGGAAAACGAACACTACCGATTTGAACGCCCTCTAAAGCATCAATTTTGTATCCTGGTGCGATGGTAGTTAGTAATTCTTTTAGGCTAATGTTTGGGCTACTAAAATTTATAGGCATTTGCTTTAGCTTCCACATTTCATCCTGTAGTTTTATTCTAATGGGAATATCTGCAGAAACTTCTGTTATGTAACCTCTGAACTCCTCATTGTTATTGCCATTATAGCCAAATGAAATGGTTACAAAATCGCCACGTCTGAAGACCTCTCGAACATTATTTTTATCAAAAAACCTTACCTTACGCGGGATAACTATTTCCGCAGTATCAGTTAAAAGTTTCCAAGAACTTTCAACTATTATTTCGGTTGCCTGTGTCAAAACTATTCCAGATCTGCGATCATTTTTAGCAAACACTATTTGGCAGGTCATTGGTAGGGTCATAATCTAATTGTTTACATCTGGTAAAATCAACACAATAGACTCGTCCGAACTTAAAGTCATTGAAAACGGTATGATACCTGGCGAGCCTTGTACGCTTTCCTCTCTATAATCATCAATTGTAATAGCGTTTATATTTTTGTTGGTAAATAGGCCTCCCTTTATTTCAATTGATGAAGCTAAGTTTTCCCATTCTCCCAAGATTTTAATTTGGTCGGTCGCACTCATTTCAGGCGTATCAATTGCCAATCCTTTTGCCTCAATTATCCAGTCATCGAATCCAAATATTTCTTTAACGGTACCGTTACTACCTAATAAATTGGTTTTGGTAATATTCTTTGCTCTACGGAATGAAAACAATGTAGCAGGAGGTAATGTAAAGTCTCGCATTTGCCTATCTTCTAAAACTCCACGAGAGTTATACCGTTTGTATGTCCCTCCTTTAAACTTTAATAGCCCAATTATTGGTGTTCCCATCCAACTGGTCGCCTCTGATTTATGATAATCAGTTATCATTTCGATACCCCTATAATCAAAAGTTTCTTTTTGTTCTTTTGATAATGGTTGTGTAATGAATATTGGAGCGTTAATTCCAAATGCCGATTTAAATAATTGTGAAAGGTTGTATCTTGAATCTGCCATATTATCCTATTTGTATCGCTCCATCACGAAGACGGTCAATAATTAACCCGGTTACTTCATCTGCTATTTTTCTAATATCCATTGAGCCATTTACTCCAAAATGATTGTTAACGGTCAAGTTTTGAACTATTGACTTGCTAACTGAATTATCTCCAGAGCCTGTCGAAGTTCCATCGCCTTTGGCTTTTCCTTTTCCTTTAGTTGTAGTGTTTAAATCCTTAAAGTTTAATCCTTTTGCATCTACTACAACTTCGGGCTTTTTGTGTAACTTAACATTGCTTTCGCTTTCTTTGGCTTCTTTAGCTTTTTTGTTGGCCGTATATTCATCGCTCGTTTTTTTACCTGCAGCTAGTGCCTTTGGAGTTCCCTCTTTTAAGTTCCTGACTGCATTTTTAGCGGCGTCAGCTCCCACCAAATCTTTTGCGGCTTGTTTACCTACTTGCCAAGCTTCTGACCACTCTCCTTTGAAAAAGTGCATTAACGCCTTTCCAATTCCAGTTATACCAGATAGCAAACCTTTGAACCTCTCGATTACATAGGTTTTGATTGTGTTACCAAATAATTTGAGCATTTCCCAACCTTGAAAAACCACTCTACGGAATCCCTCGAACTTATTCCAACAAAGTGCTACAACACCAACAAGAGCCGTAATACCAACTATCATTAACCCAATTGGGTTGGCGTTCATTGCCGCATTCCAAGCCCATTGTGCCGCAGTAGCTACACCAGTAACCCCCGACATAATAAGCGTTTTTGCAGTAGTAAGCATTGAAGCATTTGAGGTTAGCCCAAG